CGTTAGGGTCAAGGTCGCCGGGAAATTTTATTACGTTGTCAGCCATAATTGGCGCTCCTCTGCCCTGCGCCGCACAAGACCCGGCAAAATTTTCCCAGCAGCCCTTCGCCATTTGGGAAACTCATCAGCCGCACCGTCGTAGTCCAGCCTATTTACCTTCGCCCGCAGCGTCGATGATTGCAAGCGACCCGAGCCTAAATTGAAGGTGAACGACGCGAGCGCATCAAATTGGTTTTGAGTAAGTGGAGCTTTAATGAGCCGGGGAACAGCCAACTCAATGTGGTGCAACTCCATCTGGAGCAATCGCGTAGCGTCGTCTCTACTGATTGTGCGGCTATCCATGCTAATCCTAGCGCCATCAAACCAACGAGTGCTGCCATAGCCAATGGTAGGCACACCAGCAGGACAAAAATACGGGTCGGCAGAGAAGCCTTCGTATTTCTTGATGATCTCAATGCCAGCATGTCCTGTCCTCACGTCTGCCTCTTGCGATTAAAGCTGCGAGATCCAAACCAAAACGAGATGACTGCCGCCCACATTGCCATAATTTCGTCTGACCAAATCAGCGCATACATTTCATTGTCGATGTAGCCGAACGCCAGCAGGAATGTCAGCACCATGAACTCAATGAACAAAAGATATGTGATTAAGGGTCGCACTGATGCAGCCAAATCTGTGATCCACTGCGACGATTGCCTGTTCAGAGACGACTGACTTTTAAGCAGCGCTTCTGTCTCACGGATGTCAGCCTCAACGTGCACCATGTCTAGCTTCTGGTTGCCGATCTGGATTTGCTGTTCCAGTTGCTTGTCCATAAGCTGAAGTTCGTGCTTCTTGTCCTGTTTGTCCTGAAAATAATTCATCACCCTTGGCAGGAAGGACGTGCCGAAACCTAACAGGGAGCCGAGTAAACTGAGCATATCTAAACCTCATAAATCTGTCCGCGAAACTCTACCATGCCTTCGTCGATGACGTGAAACACTTCCGGCCACATCAGACGCCCATCAACAAATGTCAGCGCAGCAAAGCCTGACCGCCAGTTGCGCGGGTTGTCTTCCATATAATTTCTAAACTGTGGCCCCCAAGGATGCGCCATCGTACCGGTGTCTACGCCAAAACGGGTTCCGTTGTAGTCTGAATACGGCGTCACCTTAAGCGAATGAAGATGGCCCGTGACCATTGTCTTGCCTGATTGACTGGCGTTGTTGTGCGTAGCATGGATGCCGCCTTTCCAGCGGTGCTTAATAACCACATCGTCATTAATCCAAAGTGACCAGCAAGGTATCCAATCTGGAAAGCTGTCCTTAAGATGCATTCCTGCAACACCAGCAAACTCAGGTGCCATTGTCGCAAGACGTGATTCAAAGCGAGCGTCATGGTTGCCCAGAGTCCAGACCAGAGATGCACCCTTAGCCGCTGCCTGTATTTCCCCAAGCCTTTCCGTGCACGCATTAATCTCTTCCTCCACTGTTGGGTTCTCTTCCCAGCCTATCGCCGCGTGTCGACTAATACTAGCCCCGTCAAATGCGTCGCCATTCATCACAACGATCTTTGGTTTAAGCATACCGCACGCCATTACGAAAGCCCTGTGCGCTGTCGAGATAATGTCCGGCCAGTAGTGTGCGTCACTGCCTACCAACACGACGCCGTTTTCTACCGTCATGGTCTGCCGGTCTGGATGATGGTCTGTCGGCACGGAAGATGGTGAGTAAATCGGACGGTCATATTTATTTTCAAGCCGCCGCCGTCTTTGCTGCACGCCACGGACTGCAAGACCTAATGTTTTTGCGGTCTGTTCTGCACCAAGCTGTGTAAATAAATTAATAAATTCTTCATCGCTGCAAGCTGCTTTGCCCATGCCCAGTTGTCTCCTAAGTTTCCTTTAGCGGAACGTGCGGTACGCCGCGCAACAGTGAATTCATCACAGGCACTGGAATTCTCTCCGTGCCTTCAATGCAATCAGCAACAATCCAAATTACCAGCGTCCACGGCGAACCCGGCGTGTACCATACGGCAATCTTCTCTGCTGATTTGTCAGACCTTGGCGGCGTGTAATTGTAGGCCGAGACAAAAGCTTGCGCCTCTTCGTTTTTCAGCACCCGCTCAAAAAGACGGATGGTTTGGTTTCGGTTTAAAGTGTCTTGCCGCCACACTTGATAATCTGCGAATGGACCATTTTTGCACATAGCGTTTGCGGCGCTGCACATCAGCAAGCCGAACACAAAAACAATAATGGCAATCGCGTACTTCATTCTTGTTTGGATTTCCATTCAGCCCAAACTATCCGCAATCTTATTAGCACAGCCGCCAACGTAATGATACCCACAGCCAGCTTTAGTCCGCCATCAAACATATCAAACCATGTGATGCTGACCGCTGGCACGATGACGGCAATATCGGCTGCGATCTTTTCTTTCATTTCGGGTGGCTCCCGTTGTGCATCTTGTAGAGCCTGTCGGCAGACTCGCGTAGATACGTTAATTCTTTCTTAACTTCTGCAATTTCACGCGACTGTTTATCAAGGTTGCTGGGTGATAATATGTTGCCCAGCACGTTGACCTGGTGCTTAAAGACAGCCGACCCGCTCTCGATTGCGTCAAGGCGCTGGTTAATTAAGTCCATCTCTGACATAACTTTTTTCAAATCTTCGATCACCCGCGCAAGCTGCGATTTCACAACAGCAAAAGCCCCGGCTAGTGTTGCAACGAGGCTTATAAATTGAACGAGTTCTCTGGTTCCTAATTCCATTAACAGTCTCCGCCGGTGCAGCGATTAGCCCAGAGAATTGCGCCAACAACTACCGCCGCCGCAATCTGTTTCTCGTCTGCTTTCTCGTCGATCATCACTCATTTACCTTGCCCGCCCTTGTGATCTTGCGTTGGTGCCGCCTTGGATTTCGCTCATTTAAGCAGCCCCCCAACTCGCCACGACCAAGGGTTGGCGACCATCTGCGCTGTCACTGACAACCGTGATGGTTTGGCCTGTTGCGTCGGCAGTGTTTTCGGCACTCGCAAAGCCACCAGAACCGGAATCGTCAGCCGATACCTCTGCGTCTTCGGTAAGATTTGTCCACGCCGCGTTTTGTGTAGCGCTGTTAAAGTTTGATTGGAAAAACGCGCCGATTGTAACGCCGTTTTCTGTCTTATCTATAGATGCCGTGACAGTGCCACTCGTGCCGCCGCCTGTTGCCGTGTCAGCAGGGCCACCGGATGCGCCGTAAATTGCATAGACACCAATTATGGAGCGGAACTCTGCGCTCGCGAACGTCACAACAACGTCACCTGTTGTGCCTGTCGGTAATGCCACATAATAAATCCACGCACGCGCCGTGTCGGCGAACTGGATAGCCTCAGTGCAAGAATTGCCGCCAACTGTAACTCCAGTGACAGCAGGGTTATAGCCGCCGCTGCCTCCTGCGATAACGATAATTCGGTCAGACGCAGCATCGCCTAAAGACTTATTAGAAAACGTGTGGTTTACCTCCAATACGGCGGGGTGTCCCTCACTATCGGTGAATACGCGAGTGGCGATACTGGGGATGCTTCCTGAGACAATCCCTACATCTAAACCATGTAGCATTTAGGCCACCGTCAATGCTTGTGCGAGCCACGTATTCGTATCGACCTTAACCAGTGAACAAGCGCCGTACTGCGCCAAGGCACCTGATCCAGCAGACACGCCGTTGATTGTCACGCCTGTATCTCCGGTAATCGTCGTGACGCCAGCACCCTTCATAATGACTGACAGCTTGGCACCAGTCGGGAAGGCTACGCTTGCGTTCGTCGGGATCGTCAGCGTATTGGCCGAGGCGTTGTCCATCGTAATGATCTTGTGATCGTCTGCGAGAGCAGCGGTGTAGGTCGTGCCGGTTTGGGCGTTGACGGCGCCTTGGACCATTGACGGCACGATAGCATCGTCTCCAATGCTGACGACGCTGCCAACTTTGGTGAGGCCAGCGCCAACAGTAATCTGTGACATCTGGACGCCAACCCAGTTGTCCGGGGAGTTATCGTCTGCAACAAACTGTATCTGTGCGTTAACGTCGGTGATCGTGATGTCCGACGCTGAACCGTTTAATGTGTCGGAACCACTACGCTGAAAGATCAGGCTGTTGGAAGCAGATGTCTTTTGAAAAGCATACTTTGTACCTTCGGCAGTGCCGATTGCTGGCAGTGTAACCGTGATATCGTTAGACGATGTGTCGCAAAGATAATATGTGCCGTCGGCTGACAGTGCTGGAGATAACGCCGCACCAGTTTGGTTTACGACAGTTGAGTATATTTGACCGCTAGCAGCTTGTGCCGCAGACGCCGCAGCGTTCGCAGCGTATTTTTTAGCGGAGAACTCACCACCCGCAACAACTGTGTCTACGTCAAATGACGCACCGCCCAAGGCCCATTGTTTGGCAGAGCCTGTTGTAACCGTAGTACCTTGGGCATATTCCTTAGAAGAAAACTCTGAGGTATCAACCGCTGCGCCTGTGCTTGTTGCCCATTCTTTAGCAGCACCTCGTGCGCTTGTTGTCGTTACGCCAGTTCCACCAATAGCCCAAGCCTTAGCGGCGTAGTCTGAGCCTGTTACCGCGCCGTCAATTTTAGTGGCGTAGTTGGCTGAAAGTGCTGCACTCGCCGCTGTCGTTACTACGTCTGCGTTAGTCAGTACAAGATCAGCCGCCGCTGCGCTTGCACTATTGGCAGCGTTGGTTGCATAGGTCTGGGCGCTAGCCACGTCCGTAGCAGTTGGCCCTGCCTCTGGATTGCCAGTGCTAGAGTTAAATATCAAAGCTTTACCCAAGCGATCTGCCTTAGCAGGCAGCGTCATGTCTAGCGTGCCACCGTCGTCCACGTGTGCTGGATCATAGACAGGGGCCATCAGCGAACGCTTCTGTTCTTCAGCAA